TACCCGACACAGCAACGGATTCATCTTGTCCGTACACACGCATAACACCGTAGCAAATAACAGTGGTATCAGCAGAAGACGGGAACGAAAGCATGTCCAAAATAGCCTTTTTATAATAATGCGTACCCGTAAGCGTGAAAGATTTATAATCAAACTCAGGATATGTTTTAATCATATCCTCGAGAGCCTGTACACGTGTAGTCAAAGAACGTATATTGGAATTGATGTTCGCAATCTGCCCGTCAACGTCGGTTTTCCACTGGTTGTACTGGTTGGTAAAATCAGTTTTCCACGTATTGAAGTCGTTGTTGGTGTTTGTGGTGTACGTGTTGAACATTTGGTCAATGCGCGTGTTAGCATTGGTTACAAATTCATTGAATTTTTTGTTTAAATTATTTGTAGTATTTGTAGCATAATCATTAAACCACTGCTGTAAAGTAGTGTTCGTATCGTTCTTATACTGTTCAAATTTATTCCAAAGTTCTTTCGTCAAGTCGTCAAAGTGCTGTTCCATGTGCGCTTCAAACCTTGCGATTTCCGCGTTAACCCAGTCTTGCAAGTCTTTGTACGCTTTATGCAAAGCGTCAATGTTATCCTGCATCTTCTCGAGTTCCTCGAGCATCTTATTAAGGAACGCCGCAAGTTTACACAATACCTCATAATAACTCAAACTCTGGTCATAGACAGCGGGGAGAACTTTCTGACACCAAAAGCGCAGATACGGGATGCCGTCATACTTTTTCAAAATTGGGTCAAAGTTAGCGGGTGTGAATTTGTAATCGTTCGGCATACTTTACCACCTTTCTTTATTCCCACAAACCGAAAAACAAATCTTCCAGTTCGTGCAATACCATATTGTCAACACTTTCATAGTTCTTATACATTTTAGTCATTTCAGAGAAATACGCGTCTCCACTGCTACGACCTGTATAAGTATACTCTGTGTTGCGTTTACCGTCCTGTGTACTTTGCGCTGTGCCGTCGGTTGATGCTTCGCTTGTTGTCTTTGTCGCGTTTGTCAGATACTTATCAGTGTCTAACCCCTCAATACCACCTTGCGGAGTTTCGTTGAACTTGTTCCAACCTGTGCTTTGACTTTCGCCATGCGACGTGCCGTTGTCAGAGGTGTGTGAAGTATCTTCGCCCACTGCGGTATGTTTGATGTTATCAAACGGGTTCGCAAGTTCCTCTTGCTTGTACAGCATGTTATACTTCGGCATAATCGCGACAAGCCGTTCACGAAGATGCAGTTTCCATAGTGCATACGTTTCATACGCTATTTCACGCGTATAATAGTGGAGCAAGATAAGCTTGCACAGGTGTTCACGATAACTTTCCTTAAAGATAGGAAAATCAAAATCGAAAATGTGTTCGTAACCTGCTTGCAAAGCTTTCTCAACATCACCATAGCCGCTGTGTTCGTACTCACCCTGCCAGTTCAATTCAGGAACAAAACTTTCGCAAATCCAACGAATTTCTGTTGTAAATTTACTCATTGTCTTTTTCCTTTCTTTCCTTTTCTTCGGTCTGCTTCTGATACATCACGTCATCAGCATCTTCCAAAATCAGACGGTTATCATAGTCTTCCTTGTACTTACACCATACATTTAGATTGAACAGACTATTGATTTTTTCGCAAGCTTTTTGCCGCTCGTTTAAGCGGTTGTATCTTGCGGCAATAGTACCGCCCATGTTACGTGTTACTTCATCTGTAATCAATCGCTCTTTCTTCTGAAAGGACGTGTTTGAAATACCAAGATAGGTTAAAGCTTCATTGAAAATCTGTGTTTTGATTTCATACAATTTGTCTGCAACGTATGGCGCGTCTGTCTTTAACACTGTAAAGTCATTGATAGATAAATTCTTGTCACCAAAAATGAACGGCTGATTTCCGTCATATTTCATGTACAAGTTTTTCATCGTCAGACGCTTGCTTTCATCTGCCAAAATCAAAATCGGGGTTTTCTGTGCGTTGACGTTTATATCTATGATTTCATCAATCTTTCCGAGCCTGTCCGCGAATGATACCAACTGCATCATGGACGGTGTGCGAAGATAATTGTTGTAAATCATCACGCCTGTTTCCTGCGTCAATGGATATCTGTAGTTGTTATACAGGCTACGTGCGGTAAACTGTAACGGCTGTCCGTACACGTCGTAGCCGCTTGTACTGACGTTTACGGGGAGTGTCATGTACATGTCGAGCGCATCGTCCTTGAAGAACACCGCCCGTCCGTTACCCAGAAGCGCAAGTTCAAGTGTTCGCACGTCGCATGTTTCGGGAAGCCCCGTCCACTCAAACATGGACGCGGAAAGTTCGACGAGCCTTGAAAGGTACAAATCGTTGTTTAGGCGGTTTTCAAAATCCGTGCTCCAAAACATGCGGTCTTGTGTACCGCCATAATGCTTTGCCCTCAAACTGCTTGCCATGTTTTATCACCATCCTTCTTATGTCGGGGAGTTATCGAGAGTATAGTTACCCACTTCGTCACCATTTTTCCAAAATGTAACACCATGGTCATACACAGCTTTAATTACGTTCGCCGCTTCTTGCGGTAAGAAACCCTGTATTTCGCAACCGACGGTTTTAACGTAGTTCCAATGGGGTCTTGAATGGGTGTTAGGGACTTTAACTGTGCCTGTGTTGTAGCCAAACATGTCAAAGAACTTGTCTACGATTTCCGCATACTCTGGTTTAACGCACATGTAATAAGTGGTAAAGTCAAAACGCGCTAAAGCGTTCGTAACGCTTCCCGCACCTGCTAAGCCTGATACGTTAGGGGGTATATTAGATATATCTTTAAGTTTAGCATAAACAGACAGGGCATTTTTGAATATGTCTCCGATAGCTGATATACTTGTACCTATTCCACTAAGTATTCCGCCCATTGCTTGTTGTTTTAACCCTGTTTTTGTGACTTGACTAACTTCTTTAGGGTATAAACCACGATTAGCGGCATCATATTTTGCCGCCTGTAACATATCTGCGGCATTATTCACGGTAACTGCACCCCCAAGAAATCCAGACAAAGCATTTGAAACGGCATCTATCGCAGTCGTTTCATAAGTGTTGTTTATTTGTTGTCGATTGAGTGCCATATATGCTCTGTAGGTATCACCTATCCAAGGAACGGTTGGATAGCCTGTCAGTATAATAGCATGGTCGTAATACTTAGCCGCACCCCTATAATCCAAAGGATAAAGTACACATTCGGGTGAACTTATGCCGGAAGCCGCAACTTCCATGTGAAAGAAACCGTCTTTATCAATTTTAAAATCTTCATATCGGTATTCATTCACTGTTCCCTGATTATTGCTAATCCATAGTTGATTGTAGGGATAACCAAATAGTTTTTTATTTCGCGGTTTATATCCGTTTGGTAACTGGTCTTTGAACTGTTCCTCACCCTCATAAATACCACTGGTAACACCATAGCAAACAAACTTAAAATCTTCTTTTGGTACTTTCTTCGGCATATCAAAATGCGTTTCATCTGCACCCTGTGCCATGAGTGCGTTAGCAACCGTTACGGACAAGACAGCATCTTGCCACCCACTACGAACAAAGTCCTGTACGAGTGTGTTCATATCCTCTGCTCCACCAATATAGCCATACACAGGGCAAAACTGACTATACAATTTTATAGGAACATCGCCAGATGAATAGGGTTTACTTGTAATAACACACGCATATTCACCCAACAAACCGTGTGAAGATAACAGGTTTTGAGACACACCGCACATCAGTTCACCATACCCGATGTTTTCTGGTCTGGTGTTTTCAAAAATCTTGTCCGTTACGGAATGTTCACGTTCAACCAAGCATTGCATCAAAGTATATTCAAACATCCAAGTTTGCATCATGTCAAGTTCGTAATGTATATCCGTAACATTGTCGTTTACATATTCAACACTGTCTACAAACGCAAAGAACCACTTTTCACCGTATGACGTGTTTTTAAACAATAGATAATTGCAAGCATATACTTGTGTTGCAGGAATTTCCAAGGTTATATAATTGCGTCTTTCACGCTGATATGACACATTGTGGAATTGCTTGAAAGCTTTACTGAAAAAGTAATTATTTTGAGCGGCAATACTATCAAAGTATAACGTATACTTATAGTCACTTTCAATAGGAACACCACGACACAACACAACGTCTGAATTAGGGGGTATATATGGCATTTTATTCACCTCTTATATAAGTCTTAACCCTCTGTTTCCAGAGGGCTTTGACTTACATTGAAATAGTTTACTGTACGGTAATTACACAAGCGCCTATCTTTGCGGTATCGAACTTAGAGGTCGCAGTGATGTTCGCCGTGCCGCTTGCGGTCGGGTCAACCTTAACAACGCCGGACGCAGACACCGTAACGAGAGGATTGTCACTTGTCCATGTAACCGCCTGCGGCGCAAAATTGGTCGTTGCGACGTTCGCGGTCAAAGTAAGCACCTGACCCGGGGACACCGTAGCCGTAGCCGGGGACACCGTAACGCCTGTGACAGTCGGGGTGTTCGGGATAAACGCGATAGCGTTTGCGAATGGGGACACGCTGAACAGCTTCCAGACGTGAAGATAGTGGTTCCAGTAAAGACCCTGTACGTTCTCGAGGTCACGGAACTGCTGGAGCTTATCGTAAATTACGAAATAGTCACGGTCAACAAGGACGGCAGGAATTTCGTTGAGTGCTTCCAGTTCGTCCGTGCTGTACTCATAGTAGTTCGGGTCGCCCTTAAAGAGTTCACCAAGGCGCTTTACATTGAGTTTGCCGAAACCATCGACAAGAACGATATGACCGAGAAGTTCGGCTTCGGACATGTTGAACGCACGTGCAAGGTTCTTAACACTCTGGGTTGCATCGAACGCGGTGTTGATAATGATATACTGGTCATCACGCAGGGTGTGCGTGGTCACGCCCGCAAGGTTGTATTCGTCAGACATAAACAGCAGGTCATTGGACGCTTTACGCATTACAACGGTTGCGTCATCAATGTTACTTGTATTGATTGTCTGGACGCTAACCTGACCGCGGGAGAGGTTACGCGCAAGCATGTATTTCATGGTCAAAAATTCATCATTTTCCATTGCGGTGTAAAGCTGTTCCGTAATCTTCGCAACAAGATTATATACACCGTCTTCGGACAGGAACGCAAGGCGCAAGTCCTGTTCTTCGGTCGTAGCCTTGTAAAACTTCTGATAGTTCATGACGTGGAACGCGGACTGCACATCCGGAATTTCACGTTTAAAGACTTCCTTTTCTGCTACTTCTGGGTCATACTGGAACGGACGCGCCATAGACACGAACACTTCTTCAACCGTTTCGCCAAAGTCAAGGAAACCTTTCTTGAACATCGCCCACGGGTTAGAGTAGGACTTAGACGTGATAATGACTTTGCCGATACGGTTTACGAGCGCGGAAAGAAACTCATTCTGGAGCGCGGGCATGTCCATGATAATTGCGCCGATTTCACGGATGCTGTCTGCGTCCGGGGTCACAACGGGAACATAGTTACGGTAATTGATAGACGCAGAATTGCGGATTGCATTCAACACGTCTGCGGAACTGTTTGTAAGTGTTCTCACTTTCGGCTTAGTTGCCATTGAAAATCATCCTTTCTTATTCGAATAAATCGTTGAACGTGATATGTTCTGCACGTTCGGTTGCATCTACCCCATATGGGGACTGCGTTGCGGGTTCGTCGGGTTTACTGCCCTCTGGTTTGCCCTCAAAGAAACGGCTTGTATATTTTTCGCGCCATTCTTTATCCTTTTTTGCTGTTGCTTCCTCTGCCGCGGTCAGTCTGGTGCTAAAATCGTTAAACGTGTCCGCAACGTCTTCGGCAATTTCTAACATTCTATCAGGTGTAAAGTCACCCGACGCGAAAATTTCTTTAAATTCTTCAAGTTTCTTTACTGCCATTTTAAATCATTCTCTTTCTGTAGCCAAGGCACATCATCCATATAGGCATGGATTTTCGTTTAGTTGGTGTTGGCGGTGTTGGTGGTGTATCGGGGTCATATTGTCCAAGGTAATTATACCAATATCGCGCCGCCTTTTGACGGTCTGCGCGTGTTGCTTCCGGGTCTGCCGGACGTTCGTATGTGTCCAGAAAGACGCTTGCAAGGTATTCGGGAGACTGCGTAGACGATTTAAATTCCGCGTAACTCATGTTATACGGACTAACAGGGTACCACAGGTTTGTAGCGTTACTCAAAAAGTAACATTGCGCTGTACCGTCATCGGGACTGCCCATCACGTCACTAAAGTGTGGCGCATACCCGGGGGACGACTTTGCAATATCTGCGTCAATATACTTTTGAGGTGGAGTAAATTGTACCAAACCATAACCAATGTCGTCCTTTCTATAATCCGTTGACGGGAGGGGTTCGTCCCAACCCCACCGCCACGGATTGTACCCGCTCTCCCATTCCATGTTGCCAAGGACGGCAGAAACGGCGTTTAATGTCCACCCGAGGGACTGCACTAAAGCCTTGTAAATCATGATAGCGTTGTCTTGCGCTTCTGAACTCTCACGGGAGTAACCGTACAAGTTTTTTGCATGCCATGTCGCGTCGGGTAAAGGTGGTTTCGGTTGCGGTGTGCTTGCGTCCCACGTAACGTTATACGTGCCTACACCGTTCGGTATACGCAAGATGCTTGACGGGTCTTTTCTGTAAGCGGTTGTTTGTCCGCCGTCCCAGTATTCCCAGTGGGTGTGTGTACCAGTGACGTTGCCCGTCTGACCTTGCGTCCCGATAAACTGACCTTGTGCAATGCTGTCACCCTCTGACCAAATCTGTGACGCAAAGTGTGCCGCAAGCCAATACTTGTTCGGTTCAAACTCGACAAGTATCATGTTGCCCCACGACATGTTGCCCGTTATGGTACTGCCGTCCCATACCTGCGCCCATACAACCTTTCCGGCTAAAGGTGCATACGCTTTGTAGTTGTCATGCACGGTATCAATGCCGCCATGTTCACCGCCGCCGTCGTAGTACGGATAACCCGCGCTTTCATAGATTGTCTTTTGGTCTGTTATACATTGCTTATAGGTTGCCATGTTAAATCAAGCTTTCAATTTCGTTTGCAAGGACTTCAATCTGTTCAAGCTTCGTTCGGATTAAATCCTTGTTGTCACTTTTCTTTTTGTAGCCATTTAGCCCTTTTGCTTTGACCTGTGACGGGTAGTCATAATACGCGTAATCTGCATCCACTTTACCCGATACACCGTTTACGGTGTGACTGTTTGTGTACTGCCAGATACCCGCGTTTTCGTATTGACAAACGTCGTTCCACTGGGCACACCAAACGGCGTACCTTGACAATTTTGTCATGTCAAGACGGTCTGAAAGGTAATACAAAGAGGCGTAAATCCCTACCCAGTAGCCGTTGCTTTCCACTGTGCTGAGTATTTTAGCCGCGATGTCACTGTATTTTGTTTTACCAAGCTTTCTTGCAATGCCGTCTTCCTCCATGTCGATATACACCGGGTAGTCAAACTGTTTTCCCCTTAAAGCTTTGATAAAGCTTGCGGCTTCGTCTGCCGCCATGTCGGCGTTTTCTGCGTAGCTGTACCAATATGCACCCACACCAAGCCCCGCGGCTTTCGCTTTTTTGTAATATTCCTCGAACCTTGCGTCGTACTGTTCGGGGTATCGGTTTGCACTGCCGTAACCGGCGCGGAGTAATACAAAGTCAATGCCCGATGCTTTCAGCTTGTTAAAGTCAACTGAACCTTGATGTTCCGATAGGTCAATGCCTTTTGAAAAGATTTTTGCGCACATTGTTATCCACCTGCCTTATTTTCGAGGGCTGTAACTCTTGATTTGAGATTTGCTACATCTGCATCGAGAGTGTGCGCAGCCGTGTATAGCTCGTTAATCTTGCCATTTGTGCTCTCTCTATATTCTGCATTTTCGGCGTAGTTTAGTGCATGCAAATAATTTTCATAATTATAAGGCGCTTCCATAATGTCAAACACCAAATCGTTTTGAAAAATACGATAACCGTTCCGTTTTCTTATATATGCTTTTTTAATACCCGTTGTCCCTCGTGGGAGGGTTAGTAAATAAGCCGTATCATACTGAACTAAGGGAGCATGTGCAACAATAGGTTCTACTGTAACGCCCTCGTTAGTTTCGATAAAAATTTTAAAAGGGAAATGCACATTGCTATCATTTTCGACAACAAACGCAGTAAAAGGTGTGACGGTATAGGTGTCAAATCCAATTTGCCATGCAACGGATTCGGCAATAGGTATCTTAATTACATTTTTTACAATGAAATGTAGGTACACTCTCTCTATACACTCCGTCTGTGTACTCATACAAAGTGTAAACGGTTTGAATACTTGGGACGGCGTAGTTTTGTGAAACCGGAGCTCCTATCATTACTCGTCACCCTCTTTCTCTACGCCCATTCTGTCACAAAGCTTTTGCATAATGAGCGTGTTATTGTTGAGTGCGTCGGTTAGCTTCTGCACTTCGTTCCTGTGCATTTCCTCAAGCTTGTTGATATACCAAAAGCAAAACAAGCAAACGGCGATAGGGAAACCAAGAGAGGAAACAACCTGAACAATAGCGGTTACGTCCATAAAATTTCAATCCTTTCTGTCGTATTTACCACCTTTTATACTTATAGTATAGCACAAAAGGGTTGACTTGTCAATATACTTGTGGTATAATTTAATTAGAAAATAATACACGGAGTTGAAATATAGTGCCAAATTCGAATTATTACGACGGAACAAAGCTATTGTCATTAAAGGATATAAACGGCAAAACACCCGAGGTGTTCATGTGTACCTCTAACCGTAGCGCAGGTAAAACAACCTATTTTAATAGACTTGTGGTAAACAGGTTTATTAAACGTGGAGAAAAGTTCGCGTTGCTGTATCGCTTCAACTATGAGTTAGACGGCTGTGACGAAAAGTTCTTCAAGGATATAAAAGAATTATTCTTCCCCGAATACGATATGACCGCCGCAAAGAAGATGAAAGGCATATACCAAGAGTTGTACCTAAACGAAGAACCGTGCGGTTATGCAATTTCCATCAATTCCGCTGACCAATTAAAACGCAATTCGCATTTGTTCAGTGACATTGACAATATTATATTCGACGAGTTTCAATCCGAGCAGAACCACTACTGCGACAAAGAGGTTGAAAAGTTTATATCTATTCACAATTCTATCGCGCGTGGACGTAGCAAGCAATCCCGCTACGTACCCGTATATATGATTTCTAACCCTGTAACGATACTCAACCCGTATTATGTTGCAATGGATATTTCGACACGACTTCAAAAGGACACGCATTTCTTGCGTGGTGACGGTTTCGTTCTGGAACAGGGCTACAACGAAACAGCGGCTAAAGCTTTAAAGTCAAGCGCTTTTAACCGTGCGTTCGGCTCGAGCGATTATATCGCGTACAGCGCGGAGGGTGTGTATTTACAAGATGACCTATCCTTTGTAGATACGCCAACGGGACGCGGAAAATATGTCGCAACCATACGCTATGCGGGTATAGACTATGGTTCGGGAGTACCCAGAATTAGGTATTGTGTTCTGTGACAAAAGCGTCGATTATCAATATCCGCTAAAAATCACAGTGGACACCGCAGACCATAAATTAAATTATGTTATGGTATCAAGTAACTTTATTCTCATTCAAAAGCTACGATATTACTTTGAACATGGCTGTATGCGGTTCAAAGACCTGCAAGCGAAAGAAGCAATACTAAAAGCGCTTTCATTCTAATTTGTATTCTGCGTTCGTTCTGCACATCGACCTGCACGGGTGACACGGCTGAAAGATGCCGCCGTGACAAGGCTATGAACGGTCAATTCCTTTGTGTAGACGTGCGTTTAAGAATAACAAAATCCCTTAGAGTTTTTTCATGCTCTAAGGGATTTTACTTTCAGTGCATTTCAAATGTCGTGTCAGCTAAGATAACACCACCTTTAATGCGCTTTTGAGAAAGTTTACCCGGTATCATAATGCCGGGCACAAAGTCGGATATGCTACGGGGTTCACGGATAAATTCAAGTTCTTCGGGCGTGTAGTTTTCTGGGTTCTTCTCTGTGTCGTAATCCTGTTCGACTGAATGTATAAACAGTTGTTTAACGGTTTTGTTTGCACCCGCGCATGTCACTATATAATGCGGGATTTCTATCGGTTCGCCGTCCTCATGTGTCACGTGCTCAATGTAGGTTTTCTGTCGCGTGAAAAAACCAACGTCCCAGTTTGTTTCATTCTTCCAACAACAATAATTTCGCGGGTGTAACGTGACACCTTTTATCTTGTCTAACGGTAAGTCGAGATGCAAGCTGTCTGTGTCTGCGTAGATAAAGCCGGGGTTATTGACACCGTAATAATTCTGCTGTGCGGCAGTAATTGTAAAGTTTCGTGCGTAACTGGTAATAGCCGCGCCACATGCGATATAGCCCGGTGTCTTTTCGTTTTCTGCCACGGTAAAGAAGCCCACCACGCCGTTAGGCTTGAGCATAGCAACCTTGTAAGAACTTATAGTAGATGCCGCTTGTTTTCCATATAGGTTGTTACTGTATAATTTTGCTACGGTTCTAATGCCCTTATTAGGAGCGTTGATTTTCATTTCACGATATTTGTTTAAGTATTTGTCATAGATGCCTTGTTGCGCTTCGAAATAACATCCGTCCAAAATTTTGGGGTCAATTACAATGTAATGCTTTTTAAACAGTTCGTAGTCTGTCATGGTCATTGTCATAGTCACATACGTGTCATGCTTCTTGCCGCATTGGTCTACCCATTCGGACACGTAGCGCTTTTGGTTTTCGTCCCATACATCGGACGTGGTTAAACTTTCGTTTTGTCTGTAATGCAGGTTTTTCTTTAGCTGTATAAAAGGGAGATACCCAACCTTTAGTCTAAAACGACAACGCAGACGCACGTAGTAATACAGACCTACTAAAGGGTTATGCGACTTTAATAGTTCCTGTCTTTCCGCTTCTACTGCCTTTAAACCCTCTGCGCCGCTGAAAAATTCAGGTTTACCTATAGGGTAATAGTTACCACTGTCACTGTGCATCATGGACGGGTAAAGGGAGTTTACGTCAAGCGTTAAACCATTTTTATGTACCTTGCATTGTTTGCCTTGCACAACGTGACACCACCCGCCACGGTATGCCTTGCGTATGTATTCATCTGCATTTGTAGCGCCGTAGCGCTCGGGGTCAAGCGGAATGTCATAGAGGTTTGGGAACATGTCTTGATAAACAAAACGGTTATAGCCGGACTTAAACTCACTCATACAGCAAGCACCTATTGTAAGTTTTTTGTGTCCGTCTGCAAACATAAATTCTATGGCTTCCTTAACGACAAGCACGTCGTTTTTGATATAATGTTCTTCATCAGGGGTAATATTATACCCTGCGTGACGTTCACCCTTGTATTCAATCGTACTCTTACGGTGTTTTGTGTTAAAGCTTTTTCCCATGTCTGCGACGGAGAGGGGGATAAGCTTGTAACTGTCACGAAACTCTATAAGGCTTCTATGGGTTTTAACAGTCATCGTATACCATTGTCCCATGTCGGATATGCTGTACTTAAAAGTGTTAGGTTGCATGTCATTTGTTTCGTAAAACATAGTGTGTTCAACTTTGCCGTCGGGTGTGTAGGTTGCTTGTGCGTAGTCGTCGCGCTTCAATAGGTAATCGAGAATGTAAGAAAAGTCAAAAGCGCCACTGTGAAAGTACACAATGTTCTTGCCTTTTAACTGCTCTATCCATTCCCAGTATTTATCTATTGAGTTTACAACAAGTACGTCTTCTGTATGTATTTTGGCACATGCCGCCGCCCAGACTTCCGTATCAGTTTGCCCGTCGTATACGCTTGTCTCAAAATCACATACATAATAATTCATGCTTGCACGTCTCCAAACGCTTCATTTAGTTTCATCATTTCTTCTACACCTGCTTCGCGGTGTTCGTAAAAGTTGCCTAACCAACGTCCCGCCGCGTTAACGTCATTCGCTTCCTGTGAGGTTAATGTTCCGGCGGCAACGCCGATTTCATTCAGCATGTGCGCGAATACGGTGTCACCCTCATTTTTGCCGTAACGGTTTTGCAGGTGGTTGCGTTCTTCCTTTAGGTTATCCAATATATATTCCATACCTGCGTGTTTCTTTTTGTCTGTTACCCATCGTGCGTTCGCTTCAACAAAATGCGCAAATGCGAGGTCAGCTTCATTTATATTCGCTATGGGTGCATTGTTAAGTAAAAGAACTATATTGCTTTCAACACCCGTTGAACTTGTAACTGTAAATTGCGTGAAGCCTAACTTGTTAAACTGCGCTCTTACGTCTTTGGGTATGTCGGCAAACGAAATAGCTTCGCCGTTCTGTGCTTCTGCATATAACGCCGTGTCCGTAATGTCTTTAAGTTCTTGTTTTAATTTATCAAGCATTTTCTTTGTTATTCTTTCGGGACGTTCAAAAGCACCAAACAAATCTTTAGCCTGATACTGGGATTTATAACCTTTTCTTAAATAACGATTAAAGCGTTGTCTTGCGTTTGTAAGTAAACGCTTATATTCTGCTTGATTAGGTGTCAGTTTTTTTGATGATTTTTTAGCCATGTTTTACCCTCTTTTCTATTGACAAAATAATACCGTTATGGTATAATAAAGTGTAAAGATAAAAAAGAACCGATGACGAATTTTTTTTTTCGTCATCGGTTCAATCGGGAGGTTTACCGCCATGTCAGCGGCAGTTAAGGAAAGGAGAAATCTTATTGTTTATTTAATGTGGTCTACGAGTTCTGCGTTCTCGATAAAGTCCTTGACGGACATTTCGTAGCGGTTTTCTTCGATAGACACAATGTTCACGAGAGTAACAACACGTCCCGTTTCTTTGTTGTCGTGGTCGCGGTGCAACTTTTTAGTCAGCGCGTAAAGAGTGGGAGCGCCTTCGCACACGTCGGTGAAGTGATAATCAACACCGTTTTCGTTAACCGTGTAAGTGTATGTCGTGGTCTGAACAGTTCTACGAATATACTTCATTGTCATTCACCTGCCTTTGCTACAGGGCGGCAACCGAGGAAGTTGCGGCCTTTGTAGTTCTGGGACGGCTTTGCGAAACACTCAATTTCCATGCCGTCACTTGCGTCGAACGTGCCCACAATGTCGAGGAAAGACTGAGTGAACGACTGGGAGCCAGTATGATAGAGAACTCCGTCTGCGATAATGACAAGCTTGTCGTATTCCTTGTCCTGACCGGGCTTCGGGTTGTCGTTCACAGTGTGAACCATTGCCCATGCGTTCGGGTAAGAGAGTACGAGTTTGCCAAATTCTTCGATAGCCTTTTCAAGGTTCTCACCGTTGGAGTAGTTGAGAATGTTGTATCTGGCCATTTTGTTCAGTTCTGTGGAGTTGGTAATGGTGTTAGTAAGCATAGTTTTTTATCCTTTCAAGTTGTATTTTGTTATAATAGAGAGTATGGAAACTGACAATGAAATTACGCGGAAAGGAGTTTTTTACCTTTCTTAAATATTCTTTTGTAATCGTCTGAAACTTCGTTGCAACTTGTGTTCTTCTTGATTACGTATATATCTTAACACATGTTGGGCTAAATGTCAATAGGTTTTTCAAAGTTTTTTGAAAATATTTTTCGGCTGTTTATTGCTTTAGCCTGTGATAAGAAATGACTGTTGGTTAGTTTATGTGCGCATAGCGTGTTGTAGTCTGGTAATGTGTTACGCCGGTTTCCGTCCGCGGGTTACCCACACGGGTTGC